ACCCGTCACCGCTTCGAAAAACGTAGCGTCGCCGCCGCCGCAGATATTTCGATCGTAGACGCCACCAATGCTTCGCAACCACTCCACGGACGCAATCCAAGCCCCTCCAGGTGCCGTGTTGTCAATTACGCCTCTGCGTTGCCACGACGCCACGCTACCGGCTCGATCCTCGATCTTTCGGCCGTCGCGATCGTAATAAGCCACGACGTCGAACAACTGGACGCAATCGGCACCGCGGTTGATTAGGTCGGTTCCGATCTCTAACCAGTCTGCCCGCTCGAAAAGCAAATCGTGATCGATCCACGCCAAGTAACGAATGTGCGGCCTGACGCTCGCCAGTGCCAAGTTGATGAGCCTTTCTTTTTGCCAGATTGCTTGATCGCTGCGAAGGTAAACCGAACCAGGAATCTCTTGGCCGCGGCTGCCCACTTCGTAGCATGTGTGACGACGCCCAAGCTTCGCGGCCCAGTGGGCGTAGTTGGCCCGCAATCGCTCTCGATCGTGCGTGTTGAAATGGTAGGTCACGATCTCGGTAGCGGCCGCAACGTCGACGCGATCGCTGCACCCTTCGCAGGTCTGGCCGCGGTAAGTGCTCTTGAGCAAGGGACAAATCAAGCACCGTTCGTGCCGCTCGCAATGGTACAGCATCGCGTTTCCTTCGCAGCCGCAATCTATCTTGCGGATCTCCGGCCCGCGATGGATGCAAGGTAGTTCAACTGTCCGAGAAAATTGGATAGTTGCCTTATCACAAGCGGCCGCCAGTTCGTCGCCGCTGTACATCTTGCCGCAACTACACCGAACCTTCGGCCCTTCGACGTAGCCGCCTTTTCGGCAATTAGGGCAACGGAAATAAATCATAGCCGCTCGATTTCCGCGGTGAATGTGCCGACCGGAATAAACTCTTCGGTCGTCTGATCGTAAAAATCATCGATTCCGATCCAGTCGGGGTCGTTTAGATCGTATGTGTTTACCGGTGCGATCGACCCGCTAAATCGAAATGTTACGTCGCCGCTGATGATGTCGGGCAATTGCTTTGCGTCCCATCCAATCTTTGAGACGTCGCGATTTGCCGGTGATCCAATTGTGCCGCCGTCAATGCTATTGCCGCGAAAGTAACTCGACGGCTCAAAGGTGAGTGCCAACATCGGATGAGCGTCAAAGAAAAACGGCGGGTCGGGTTCCGCGTTGCTTGTGATTTCGTGAGTGATGCCAGCCTTGAGTAGATAGAAAAAAACTTCGCGATCACTTCCCGTCGCGCCGCTATCGCGTGCCGATTCGCTCAAGATGCCGCAATCGGCCGTAAAGCTCTGATCATAAAGGTCGTCGATTGAATCGTAACAGTGATAAGAAATTTCGCACGCTACCGCAAAGTCGCTAGCAGACCAAATGCAACCGAACTGCGATCGGACGACGTCCAGATAGTATGTGCCGTTCCATCCCGACATTCCCGCTACGTCGGTTTTATATCCTTCGATTTCGTAATTAAATGCGTCCTGCAAACCGGCGATCACAAGCTTAATTCGCAACCCGTCGCGGTAAGCTCCGTAGCGGGTAAAAAGATCGCTGTCCGTGTAGAGCCCGCCGCACTTACAGCATCCACAAGCCCCGTGCCGAATCGCACCGCTAGGCCACGGCGATGTTATCCCAAAAGTAGGAAGCTCAAGTAGCGGCCGCTGGCCAAACCATCTCGTCCCCATTAGACGTAGCCCTCTTCGGCAGGGCAGAGTGCTTGAATGGCGTAGTAGGTGCCGTCCTGCAAAATGCAATAGCCCTTCGACCCGCTCGGCAGACCGAAAAAGACTGCTTCCGGATCGCTTAGCGTGCCCGACGAAGTGACGGTGGTTCCGCCCATCGTTTTGATCGTCGCGCCGACTGTCGTGCCGGTGTTGTAGTTGGCGTTAAGCTGGAAGCGGTAGAGCGTTGCACCGCCGCCGCCACCGCCGCCGATTCTTGCAATTCCGCAATTCAGTTGCGTGTCATAGCCAAAAAAAACAAAAGGCCCTTCGCCGTCTTCAATTTCCCAGGACGCATTCTTGGCTCGGCACGACTCGCCAAGCGTTATTCCCGCCTCGGCCTTAACTTGCAAAATGCCGTACTTGTAGCCGCTGCCGTAGCCGCCTGCCGGTATTGATTGCGGCCCGTTTACCAAAACTGGATCGCTCGACGTGTTTGGCTTGGCGATAGTAACGACCGCCATGTCATCACGCATTTCAACGCCAGTAATTCTCATCACGCCAAACGCTGGCACCTCTTCCGCAGTCGTGTTGCGAAACTGGATCGCGTCAAAATAGTTTGGTACGTTTGGAACTATGCCGCCGCTAGTGCCCATTAACTGAGCGCGAACATAGCCCCAAACGATACGCCATTGTTCTGGCGTAATGCCCTGTAGTTGCATTATGCCGGTGCCACGATCTTATAGAGCGTCACAAGTGCCGGCGTGCTTGCCGCGGTCGCCTTGATGTAGGTTGATGCCAAAGCATCAAGCCGCGGAATAACGGTTCGCTGCCCGGCGGGAATCTCGATCAACGGATAATAAGTTGCCGACACAACAAGCCCAATTGATAGCGTAGCCGATGCGGATCGATTTTCGACGATCGCCATAACGTCATCTGTTTGATCTCCTGCAAATAGCGTTTCTTCGCTAGTGCCGACAAGTTGCGTTACTTGTGCGTGAGTCGAAGATGTCGTTTCGGTCGCGATGGTCTTTGATTTAACGTCGGGATTCGATGCCGCCGATTCAATTAAATACTCAACGCGGGTTGTTACTCGAACTGAGTTTGCCATTAGAGAAGCCCCATATCTGCGTAAGTTGAAAGCCCATAAGCCGGACGCAATAACCAAACGGCGTTATTCGGATTGTCTTCAACAGTGCCGTCTAGTTTTAACAGCGTCGGAGTCGTTTTTCGTTGTCCGGTTCCGTCAAGAATCGGAACGATTTGCGTGTAGGTAATCGTCGGCAAGTCTTCGTCGGTGTCAACCGGCGCCGGCGTTGGCGCGGCCGTGCTGATGTATTTAAACGTGCCTTCGTGCCTAAATCGATGCCACCACGAAAACTGATTATCAACTAAAAACGGTTTGCGAAACAAAATCGAAACCGTGATATTCCAATATCCTTGATCGTCCGCTTCGCCGCCGCTGAATTGGTTTTGAGCACTTACGCCAGTCACAAGTCCGCGACCCGCAGGGTAGCCTGCGAACAGGTCTTCGTTAATTGTGTTTTCAAACGAATCCCAAAACAGGGCGTTGTAAGTTTCGTATCGCCTTGTGATCGTCAACTGCCGATCCGTAATCATCCGCGTCAAACCTTGCACCGGCTCGCCTACGGCGTTAATTAACGGCCTGCCGTAGTAATCGCGATCGACCGCTTCGTTGCTTACTACAGGACTCCACGAAATCGACGGTCGTGATAGCTCCGGATCTGGCAATCCCTCATAGCCGACGTCGACCATGTACACGATCGGGCTAACCCGTCGCGGCGTAACCGACTTGCATCTGTACTTCGGATTGCCGCGGTAATAGTCGCCGATTTGCGGCACCAGCGGAGACGACCTAACAACCTCCGCGTCGTCATTCGTTACATCATCGATTACGACGAAGTAGCCTTGAGTAATCGCGATTACCGCATCGGCCGGGCTGGCCTTTTCGCTTGTAATTGTCGCACCATGTCGCGACCAAACTTCGGTAGCGTCTACAACACTCATTGAATCGGTGCCGCTAGTTGTGGTGCCTTTGCTAATGCCGCTGCGATCTGTGCTCGGCTTGCTGCCTCTTCTCTTGATCGCGAGTCTTCGGCCATCTTTTGAGCGGACGCACTATTTGCCGCGTCTTGCGTATTGCTTGCGATTTGCTTTAGTATTTCGTTCGTTTCGCTTGCTGGCCCCATCGTCAACAAACGGCCTGTCTGTGCCTGTAACGCACTGGCCGCCGCAAGTTGGCTTGATGATTTGCCTTGCTCGTTCGATCCTGCTGCTGGCCCGTCTTGGCCCGTCATCTTCAACGCGATCTGTTCGGCTGGCCCGCTAGTCGCTTCGTCAAGCCCGATCAGTCGACCCGCAAGCTTCGTGTTGAACTCTTCGGCAAGGTTGGTGCCAAGTTTCCCGATTCTTGACTGTAGCTCTTGCTCTCGATCGGTTATCGCTCTTGCTGCGATCTCTGGCAACGCTTCGGCGGTCGCCGTGAATCCCTCCAGCAGACTGCCTGACGCTACTTGCCCGATGTCTGAGGCAAGTTGATCGAAGCCGCCTGCCATGCCGCTAGAAACGAAATCCCAAATCCGCATAATGATGCGGCCGATCTTGTCGCCTAAGTTGCTGGCGATCGTCACAACAGCGTTAAAAGCGTCCGACATTAAGTTGGTAAAGTTGTCCGCAAACCAAGCAGCGTAAGCAGGAATCTCGACGGTAAATGCGTGTTTTGTTCCTTCGACAAGTCGGATCAGTTGCAATTCCGTAGAATCAACCGCCATCTCCCAAACGGTTCCGAGATTGCCGATAGCTACTTCTAAAAGCGTAAGGTATTTGATTTGGAAATTTATTGCCGAAACAGCAATCGTTTTTAGCGACTCAAACCATTCACCAGCAGCAGCAGCCATCGGGCCGATCGACTCAAGAGCCGGCAGCATTGCCTCGGTTATTTTTTCGGCTGCAAACCCGATTCCGTCTAGTGCAAGCTTTCTAAATGGCGATAGGGCCTCGCCTAGTACCTCCATCATAGTTCCGACTTTGTGTTGCATCCGCTGGTATGCATCGGCAGCACTATCGGCCCTCGCCTCTTTTTGTGCCATGCCGTTATTCGCCAACTGCATCACGGCGGCTAGCTTTTCTTCATTCGTCGCCATGTCTTTAAGCGACGGAATTAAGCGGTTAAACGAATCAAAATTGCCTTCGGTTGCTAGTCGTGCTTTCTTTAACGCATCATCAAGCCCGATGCCCATTGCCTCCGATAGCCCAATCGCCGCCTGTGCCACGTCGTCAAGCTGCTCATTCTCGACGCCAAGCATCGCCGCCGATTTCATCATCTCGGCGATTGCTTCCGCTTCGATGTTTGTTCGACGCTCAAGCGAATCGGCAAGTTCAATGTTTTTTTGAACAGCTTCGTCGGTCGCTCCGCCGTTAAGCTCCATTGCCTGACGAAGTGCTCGATTAGCCTCCGTAGCCTTATCGTAATCAGACACGCCCGCGGAAATTAAACTGCCTAGCCTTTCAATGCCGCGAAGTGCTGTATTGATTGTTCCCGATACAAGCGTAAAACCGGCAGCGGTTTTTATGATTGAACCAAAAGACATTTCAAGACGCGACAATCCAGCGACTGTCGAGTTGATCGCCTTCGCCGTTTCGTTTTTACCGCCAATTGCGAACTCAACGTCTGGCATATCGCTTTCGCTCTCGCTCTACTTGCTCAATCTGAATTGCGTTTTCTTCGTTGTTCAGAATTCGTCGAAGCTCAAACCACCACGCCGACTGATCAAGTAATCCGCCGGTTTGCGGCAGCACACCATCGACACAAGCCGCCGCGATGTTTATTTGGTCGATCATGTCACGACCAATAAACGACGACGGACATTCCTTTAGTTCAAAGTATCCACCTCGACACCATTCACAACCATGCCCAACACAGGCGGGACACTCAATTTCGATTCTCTGCTGTTCGTCGAAAAGCTCATTGCATCGCCCGCGACATGATTTGCAAAGCTCGCCGCAGCGGACGTAGGCGGCGATGCGGATTTTTTTAGCTCGTCACCGCTTGCCGTGAACGTCGTGACGATCGCGTCGATAATCTCGTTAATTTCGTTAATTGTCAGGATGTCTTCGAGTGCTTCGCGACTAAACTCACGACCGAAGTTTTCCCATCCGCTTAGGCAAACCATTACGGCATCGATCGCCGCATTGAGCTTGCCCTCTGCGTCTTCTGTCTTCGTTGACGACAACGCCTTGGAAAGTTGCTTTTGCTTACCAAGCGTTAGCACGCTGCCGATCAACCGCGGCTGAATGTCTCGCGGCTTGCCGGCGTCGCTATTGAGTACAAAGACGATCCTGTCGTCACGATCCAAACTTTTTGGCATTATGGCGTTGCATCGACGAATTGAATCGCCAATTCCTCATCGTTTGTGGTTCCGTTTTTATTGCACTGCCAAGTAATATCGTCGGTCACAATGTCGTTTCGATTACCTTGAGCGGCCGTCTGGATCTGCGCTTTCGGTGCCAAAAAAACAATCGTTCCCGATCCGGCAGTCGGCAGCTTGTATTCTAACTCGTATTCGGTCGATGCCGTTAGTGCTAAATACCGGTCGAGCGACGCCACCAAAACGGCCTCGGGGTCTGCCGTGATAACTGGCTGGCGGTTCGTAACAATCGCCGAAGCGTAGCCGCTGACGTGCGTTGTGCATTCTCGCATAACAACAGTATTGCCGGCGTCAATTGTTGCCGACGCGACACAGATGTTCGCGTTGTTGAACTGGAACGTGTCGCCAGCGCATCGACTAGGCAAGTCGGTAGGATAAGTTGGCGCGATGATCGTCGAATCCGTCTCCGCTTCCCATTTACCGCTGAATGTCCAGTTGATCCGCCCGAGGTCGCCTGTCGGCAAATCGATCGAAAACGTGCCCATGCAACCGGATAGCTTTCGATATTTTCCATCAACAAAGCCGCCGATTGTGATTGTTCGCGGGTCGCTGCTAGTGGTCCCAGGTTTAGCGGTCTTCGGCTTGAACGTGCCTGACGTGTTGACCCAACCGCAAGCCGGAAGAAGTACCGTAGCCCACGGCGGAAGCGATCCGCTGTCGCCGCCCCAATAGATGTCAGTCGAAAACGTGGCCGTGCCTTGGCGACCGGCGGCGATTGCTGCTAGGTAGTTAAACGCCCCCTGGCCCTCTCGTTGCGTCATCGAAATGTTGGGCTGAATTAGCAAATCGTAAACGTTGAAAACGCCTTCGCTTGCGGTCAGCGTTTCGGCAGTGCCTACGGTTGCTTCGGCTTTGGCAGCGAATACTGTGCGGCGTCTGAGTAGCGACATTGATTAAATTCCTCTTGGCTTGGCTTTGTTAAAGGCTGTGGCAACCCGAAACCGGATTCGTTCTTCCATTTCCTTCTCTAGTCGCTCGTTAATTCGTCGCACCTGTTCAGGTTGGAAGTTTTTGGCAACGTAAACACCCCAGGGCGATGCGGCGTTTAACTTTGTAATTGGTTCTCGAATCTTTCCAGCGTATCTGCCTTTTTTCATTTTTCTTGGCTCGCCTTTTCTCTTAAACACATTGCCTTTCCACTGTGCGTTAAGCAGTCCAGGTATCGGGCCCATGAATGCAGATCTTATAAATGCGTTGCCTTTTGTTTTGCTTATTTTGTATTTAACGCCAAGCTCGTTTTGCTTTGGCTTAAAATGCCGAAGACTCATTCGGCCCGTTCTGGTCACTCGAACAATTACGCCGGGATTTGTAACTGTCGCTTTTCCAAGCACCTGCAACGCCTTGCCGCCGTATTTGATCGCCTTTTGTGTCGTGTTTAATTCTGTTCCAATATCTTTTGCAATCTGACCAAGAGTTGCTTTTGCTGTTTTGTTTATTACAACCGCAAGCTCTTTGTCTAAGTTTGTCTGTATTCCTTCGATCGCTTTTTTAAGTCGATCAATCTGCTGTCTCTTAATATTAAAAATTATCACGATC